CATGGCGGGAACCAACAGCTGTGCAGAAAAGTCCTCAATACTCATGGACAGCTGTTTGGAAGTGACTGCAAAGGACACATCCAGGTGCTTGTCCATCTTGACGGGAATGCCGGATTCGGTTGCGTCCTGCACCTCGATGGCACCGGCATATTCCTTAGCGGCGAAGGTAGCGGGCTTGCGAATAGTGATGGTATCACCAACGCCATTGGCGAACTCGTCAGAGTAGTCACGGTGTACCAGATTTGCCATAACGGCATTGTTGCGAAGGACCATCAAGGCCTCGCGGGCGATAATATTGGGGGTCAAAAAAGTGTTTCCCATAAGTTAGATTCTCCTTTTACTTTTTTCTGGCGGCAATGTATTCCGCCATTGTCATTTTTCCCATATCCGGGTTGCCGGAGGGATTGTTCTTTTTGGGATCGGTAAAGGAAGCCTTGCCTCCGTTATCTTCGAACAGGTAACCCTTCTCGGTGCGCTGTGCGTTGATAGCAGCCTCGATGTCCGCCTTGCGGTTATGGCTTTTGCGGAGAGTTTCGTGGTCAAGATGGGCAGAGAGTGCCTTGACATCGATGCATTTGGCGGCCGTTGCGGCCTGTTCAAATTCTTCGTTGTACTCGCGGTCTTCCTGCTCCTTCTTGTGGGCAGCCAAAGCCTCATCGTGCTTCTTTTTCCATTCATCCCGCTCCTTGGTGATCGCATCGAAATCCTTGCCTTCAAAGCCCTTCAAGGTTTCTGCGGCATCATCTGCACGCTTCTTTTCGGCAGCAAGATCATCATTGAGGCGATTTACCTTTTTCTCGAACTCGGCAGAGGTCTTGTAGTTCTCGGCTACTGCCTTGTCGAACTCGGCTTTCTTGTCTTCGGGAATGGTAATACCAATCTCGGACAAAATGGTGTGAATATTCTTCATTTCTTATCCTCCTATATCGTTATTTATTGACCGCCCGTCGGCGGTAATGGATTGATCCGGATAAACCCCCGGAAAGGTTGGAGCCTTTAACGGGACTCGAACCCGCCCTGTCTGCTTGGAAGGCAGATGTGCTGCCACTACACCACAAAGGCATAAAAATAACCAAACCCGGAATTCCCGGGTTCGGTCTTTGTAGAATTATAGATTTATATAGGTCAGCTCAAGGTGTTTTGATGAAGCCGATCGGATTCTTCTTTTCTTTAGAAAGGACAAGAATCTGATCTTTCAGCCCCACTTCAATCCTGACGGACCGATACGGCAACTGATCCACGAGCCGCTCTATCTTGTTTAAAATCTTTTGATATTCGTACATTGTAAAATCCTTTGGAGCAAAGAAAAAGCACCGTGCGTTTTGCATGGTGCTTTCTTTTAACTTAACCTATCAAACAAACTCAATCTGCTTAATTTCAGTTTGCACAAAACCATAAACTAAAATATCTCGCGTTTTGGGTGCAGAAAAACACTCTTTCGGTGTCTCAACAACAAAACTACGAATGGTTCCAAAATCAGTTTTGATGGTCTTCGTTACAACATCATCAGGGAACATATCGCAAACTAAGATGGTTGCTTCACTATTAAGTTTGGTTGTCTCCCTTACTTGTATCATTTTTATGGCTCCCATATGTCCAATTCTTTTTTAACATCCTCATACTTGATTCCAGCATCTTTTAGGCGCTCCATTCCGTCTTCCAGCAAAATTGCTCTTTCTTTATCTGTCAGACCCACACCAAATTTAGATGCCCTTATGCTCGCTTGTGCTTCCTCTAGAGGAATACTGGGTTGTGTAGTCCCTCGCACCCACGCTCTGTAGTGGCCTACCACTTCATGTGCTATGCATCCGTTAAGAGAAATCCTTTCCACTGCAGCACCTTGTGAATTTGGATTTGGATACGCATCTGTTCCAATCACAAGATAATGAAATGCGCCATCTTCTCCATATCTCTGAAAAGCATGAAATGAGGTTGCAGACGTATCCCTATAAAAAATATCGCCATTGTATCCCTGGAGGTTGGCAACCTCTTTTGCTTTATCCAGCTGCTTTTCTGTCAATGGTTTTTCGTTCCGCCGTCCACCGGTGTCTATTTTCATTTTACCACTTTTTTGTGGATTTGCAAGCTCTTTTTCATGCCGTCTTGCCGCGGCTCTGGCCTGTGCCGCCTGCTTGCGATCCCACTGAGCAATGGTAATCCGCTCGTTCAGCTTCTTTAGGTCGTTTTCTTCACAAAACTGATTATAGGCCTCATTCCGCTTCTGGAGCTTGTCAGAAGCCTTTTCATAGTCCTTTTGCAGTAATTCCTTTGATGTGTCCGTGGTGGCGCTGTCAATGCCTTGTTTCAGACCGATACACTCACGCTTGCTTTCGCGAATACGCCGCTCCATAAGCCGCTGACGCTGTTGCAGCTCGTATTCCTTGCGGTTTTCTTCGTTGTCATAGTGTTCATAGGGATTAAATTCACCATCTCCGGGGCCGTGGGAGTGTCGGCAGTTTGCACCGTGTATACCTTGCACATTTCCTTCGCCGCAGACCGCAAAAGGGGGAAACCTTGTGTCCTTTCCGGACTTGGAATAAAACTTTCCTTGCCACCAGTAGTGGTCTGTATAGTCTTTTCCGCCCGTCATACGGGCACCAAGGTGAGAGGATACCAGGACAATGTCCCAGTCCATTTCATCCATTCGGGCATCCGTGATCTGCGCCGTTGCTTGCGAGACGCCCGTGCGGATGCACCGAAGTGTAGCTGTTTCAATTGTATCTATGTGCCCGGAAGGATATGTTACTGTCGTTCCGCTTTCAATAATGGTGTTGATCGCATCCCTGAAGGCCTCACTATAGCTTACTGCACCGGATGAAACCATAATGTATGCTGTGTCACACGCCTTTATAAAAGACTGCTGGCACGCATCTGCGGTCGTCCTGGTGAAGTTTAGCCACTCGCCCATTGTTGCTTCGTAGTTGCGCTGCATCAGCCTGGTCAAATACGGTGACTGCTCCAGCGGTGCTGGGGAAAGCCCTGCCGCACGATATACCTCTGCATCAGATTCCAAAGACTTGATGCCGGCATCCACCATCGCCTCTGCAATCTCGTTTTGCATAAGGCCTGTATGGCGTGCAAGCTCCTTTACGATGTCCTCCCGGAGGTATCCGGCGTCTTGTAGAACTTCTATCTGCCACTTGTCGTATGCGGTAAGTATATAATCATCACCACGATCCAGCCGGGCAGACATGCGATCAACCATTTTTTTGATGATCTCATTGTGGAGGGTTTCTGCGATGGCTTCACCACCTTCGCTTACCCTCAAAAGGTAATCCGGGGAAAGCATCTGCAACCCTCCTGTCTGTTATTCCTCCGGGCTGAATAGCGCCGGTGTCTTGGGCGTTGCTTCCTCTACCATTGCCTTCGCTTCTTCCTCGGTCATACCCTCAAACTTCACAAAGAACCGCCACGCGGGAACTTTTCCTTGTGTCACATAGCCCCACCAACGTGTGCGGTCTTCGTCCTGGTTATAGGTGATATCGCCGAAGTCAAAAGCCAACTCATATGCGCCGGAAGGAGCATAGCTGTATAGATCTGCAAACGCGTTCAGTGCATATATCAAATCGGTGATGCAGCTCTCCAGCTTATCCCTCACATCTTTGATGAACTGAACAGTTCTCTGCTGCTCTGCCTCTACACCGGTGGCGGTCTGGATGCCGTTGGATTCGTTAAATACGAAATATCCGTTGGAATATCCCACCTTGTAGCCGATCTGACTCAGCAGGGCGTTGATGCCTTCTAGGCGAGCAGTTGTATTAAGCTGGGGATTAATTTCCTGGTAGTAGGTTTCTTTTCCGTCCCCACGCACCATCTTTGCCATTTTAGGCAATCCGATTCGTTTTGCTTCGCTCTGTGCACCTGTTGCACTTACCTTTTTGCCGGGCTGCATAACCAGACTATCGTCCACCATGACCGTGCGCTTGCTGTCTGTGATCTCACTGGTATTTCTGGAGTATGCTATGTCCAGGTCCCTCAGCTCTTGAATGGCTTCCGAAAAGATAGGAAGGCCATACGGAGAGTCGAGATCAATATTGTTCGCTTGGGGCGTTCTGAACGCCGCAAACAGAGGCGTGGAAACATTAACGATTGCTACTTCGTCCTGCAGATTGCTCCATGGGCTTGCTTTGATGTCAACCGACTGGCGGGTGTCGCCTTCGCACTTTCCCACATAGCACTTGTTTGTAATGTGGTATTGGTTGCCAACATAGCGGTGATATTCAAGCCGTGTATACCACTTATCGCCAACTTTCTTTGAATCGTAGAACACCGCACCGTCAATAAGCCCATCAACAGCATGTGTCACTTCAAATTGTCCGGGCGTATAAAGGTCAATTGTGGTTCCATTTGGCTTTAAGATAATGGTACCATGTGCGCAGCCGTATTCCACCCAATGACGTAGCTGATAGTATACCTTATCGATTTGCTCTTGAAGCCACTTCGCCCTTGCAGAGCCATCCACTTTAATACCGATGCCAAGCGTAGCCAGGCGGGCGGTTTCGCTGCAAATTGCCTTTGCAAAATTCACGGTATCGATTTCATCATCTTCATCAAGCCAGCAGGGCGAACCCTGGTAAATGTTAATACACTCCTGTATCCATTGGTTCATCTGATCAGATCCAAGGACATCAATCAAAAATTCTTCCTTTGCTTTCCCGTTCATGGTCACATGAAACCACTCCTTTATTTTTGATAAAACACTCACGCGCTGTCACCTCTTCTCATAGACAGCGGACTTGTGGCGTAGCGCAGCGCATCAATATAGTGGTTATTCCGATCCGGATAACCATCTATCACTTCTCCGTTTTTGTCCGTGTCGTGCTCATATTCTGTAAATTCCTTATACGCTCTTGGCGTTCTGGCTGGGTCTATAACGATTTTTCGGCACTGCAACCACTCATGTGTGCGCCGCACAGATCCGGGTGTTACGATCGCAGGACGGGCCACAAGGCCCATATCCTTGAAGTCGTTGATGTGCTCCATCTCATCTACGCCGCACCGGATTTCATAATCGTTGTATCCTTTGTCAATGATCTGCTGCGCCATGTCCCTAGTACGAATGCAAGTGCCACCCATTTCGTCGAGCAGCATAATTGTTTCCGTACTGTGACTGTAGGAACATCGGATAAAAGCCTTCGGATCAGGCTCCCATCCCCAGTCTTGTCCCTGATATATGCGCTCCTGGCGCTCTATCTCCTCGTCGGTAATCGTTCGTATTTCTAAGTGCTTGAATATTTCTGTTCCGATGCCAATCGGCTGTCCCAAGTATTCGTGCGCATAGGCATCTGGATTTACGCACTTAAGGTGCTCTGCTTCCTCGATAAACGGCTTTCCAAGCCACTCCGGTGGCACATCCAAATAGGTAGAATGATGAACTAGCATCGATTCCTTTGGAGTCTCTGCGTATTTGTTCGCCCAGTTGTTCTTGCTGATCGGAGGGTTAAACATCTTAAAGATGTACGCCTCATCGCCGCCACGGATTGCCGACTGCTCGATCTTACGCACCGGCTCTTCTCCGCCAAACTGATCTAACTCTTCAAAGATCAGAACGCCAATGTGTCCGAATGGCACTTTTATGGACTTGATCTTGCCGGGGTCATCAGCTCCACGGAAATATATCTTCTGCCCGGTTGGCTTGTAGACAATCTCCAGCGGCGACACTTTGAATTGCCAGTTGTCTTTGTCGAACAGCGGGTTTTCCGCCTGTTTCTCTAAAGACCACTGCATTTGCGCATACACGGAATCACGCAGGGTATTTGCCACTTGACGCACGACCAGCGCATGTATCTGTGGATTGTTTTTCATAATTTCGTAGAGAAGTGTGAATATCGTTGTGGATTTTGTGGAACCACGACCGCCGTCCAGCAAATACTCTCGATGTCCCTTGTTTCTTATATCCCTTATTAACGGATGGAAGTTATCCGCCAGCTCGTGCAGGTCCGTGTGATATCCCGCCGCGTCCCTGGCGGCTTTCTCCGCCGCTTTTCTTTCGTCGTTCTCTTGTTTAATGCGCAATGCTTTCTCAAGGTCTACAGCAGCTCCAAGGCGATCAGACGCCTTTGCCTTTTCGTCGCGCATAATGGTGGTTCGGATTTCCAGGATTTCCTTAATGGTTCCAATGCTGTCCGAATCAACCTGACACTGCCTTTCTGAGATGTATTTTGCAATGTTAGTATTTTTTAGTAATTTGTTTGCATTTTGTCCGGCATATTCTTTTGCGTAACCAGACCGCCGGGAAGCTTCCGCAGCATTTCCGCACTTGATGTACTCATCCGCAAATTTCTTTTGTTTCGGCGTTAATGCCACGGTTCACCACCTCTCTTTTCGTTTTATTCCCCTATTTCCCACCCTCCCGCTTTCTCAATCGCAGGAATCCATAGTATTACAATTTTGCGAACATCTCCCGCCGTGTTCCACAGAGGTATACAACAGGATTGCTCTTAGAATTTGGCTTGAAATTCTGCGCGTCACCATATCCGCCATAGTTAAGCGCCGACGCACCATTCACAAATAACTTTTCCACAAGTGCAACGGAAGAGTTGCTGCCGGATACTCTGTGGAATGCGTTTTTGAATATCACCGGCAAATGCGTGTGGTGGTGGATATAGACATCTGCATCCACAATGCAGGCCAGATCAGCCAAACGATTTACCTTGCCGCCTTCCTTGCGTCCGCCGCCGGCTCCGTGTGTGGCATAGATAGTGTACAGAATTGGTCTGCCGTGATGCCCATGCGCTTGCTTGCCAAAGCGGATGAATATCAGCGCGGTTGTGTTGGAATATTTCTGAGGAATGCCCAGCTGTGAGCACATTATCTCTGTGATATCAATTCCATCAAACCGATATACGCGGTTCTCGTGGTTGCCCGGGAGAACCGCCAGGATCTTGTCCTTAATCGGCTCAAAGATCTTTACGCACTGCTTCAACTGTTCCATAGGCTTCAGATTGGCGCCGTATGTATCGCCCACGCTGGAGGCGATTGCTGTGTCCATCAGGTCACCACCAAGAATGCAGTAGGCATTCGGCGTGTTTTTGATATATTCGATTCGTTCCATGATCAGCCTAAAATCTGCCATTGCATCTCCAATGTGCAGGTCAGCCAATGTATGGACCTCTATCTGCTCAGCATAAGGCAGGTCACACTTAATCGCTTTCATACGCACCTTCCTCTGTAAAAGCAAGAGGCCCGGATTGCTCCGAACCTCTTGTAAGTCTTTTTGCACGATACCACAATACACTATTTTTTTGGCCCCGGGGTATCAACTTTGCGTATACCCAATACATTCTCCGACAATTCGAATAAACCGCGCATGCCATCGCTTACCGGTGGCTTGCGCAATGCCGATTTGATAGATTACTTGTCCAATGTACAGTTTTTTCCCTCCCCAATACATCCTTCTGATCAATTCCAATCTCTTTTCACCATCAGGCAATAGCTTTGTGATTTCAATTGCTCTTGTTACTGCGTCATATTCTCGTTGCTTTTGTGGAGGCATTTTGCGAAGTGCAATATTCTCCGTGGTTCTGGATACATCTGATGAACCCGGCATACCGCTTATGGGCGCAGACAAGCCCGCTCTGTGCAGTTCATCATACTCCGCTTTCCTCGCAGGGTAGTTCCGCACCATCCTCACCGCATTATACCACCAATCTTCTCTCGGATTACTCACGTCCATTCCTCCTTCGATGTCATTTCTTCTTGAGTTTCCTCTGCCGGAGATTGGAGATATTTCAATTCCGCGCTGAGAGCATCCTTGTATGATTCAAAACGTCCGACATCTGTCTCAT